CCAAGTCAGATGGGGTTCTCGATGAACACGACTTTGACAATGCACAAGAAATGTCAGCAGATGAAGTAGAGCAACTATCTAAAGACATTGATAAAGCATTACGACAGGGTGGCATACTAGCGGGTAAGCTAGGTAGTAAGGTTCCTCGTAACATTGATGAGTTACTTCAGCCACAGGTAGATTGGCGAGAGGTATTGCGTGAGTTTATTATGAATCAGACGAGAGGTTCAGATGAATACACATGGCGGAGATACAACAAGCGACTCATGGCTAATGATATTTATTTACCAAGCCTGATAGATGAGACTGTGGGTGAGATGATTGTAGCTATTGACACATCAGGTTCTATACAAGGCAGACAACTACAAGCCTTTGCATCGGAACTGGTCTCGATATGCGACACTGCATGCCCTGAGAAAATTAGGGTTCTTTGGTGGGACACTGAGGTGCATGGTGAACAAACCTTTACACCTGAGAACTATCACTTAATAGAATCTTTGCTCAAGCCACAAGGCGGTGGTGGGACTAACGCAAATTGTGTGGCGAAATATATCGCCAAGCAAAACATAGACGCTGAAGCAATCATTGTATTCACCGATGGATACTTTGATACACCGAAGTGGAATATTGCAACACCTACATTATGGTTGGTAACTGAAACTGAAAGCTACATTCCATCAAACGGACAAGTAGTTAAACAAAACATAGAGGAGTATGAAGATGCCTAGTAAAGTATATAGAGTAAACATAACGCAATATTGCAAACCTATTACAGTGTTTGCACAAACAGAAGAACAAGCAATCCGAAAGGCTCAAGAAGAAACTGAGTGGCAAGTTTGGGACGCTGACTTTCAAGCAGAGGAGGTCTCGTCATGACACAAGCACTAATGGATTGTGATAAAAATTATATAATAGCTGAGACATTAGCTAGATTTACTAGAGAAGAAATGATTGAGGCTCTTATTGAGTTTGAAGAAAGTTGGATAGAAGATGCCAATAATAGTGAAATACAAGAAGTTCTAATTGATATATGGGCAAATGGTTATAACGGAAAGGGGTGGAATAATATGACCGATAAAGAGTTAGCATACGAGGCGATTGATGCCCTAGACTTTCTAGGGAAATATAACATTGAGGAGAATGAGTGATGAGTGAATATAAACCGATGAATAATCAAAGTTTAATGGATACGGTAACTAATATACTAATGAACGAGTGTGTTGAGGGTAACACCGAAAACCTAGAATCATTACTGTTGTGGGTTCCCGCTCAGACATTACTAGATTTTGCTAGAGGTGATTCGTGGACTGAGCCACAGCCACACAATGGTATACCAGCTAGTGAATTATTAAACCCTGAAGATTATGCGAAAGGAAAACCTGTTTATGAGTAACATACGAGGACATAAAGTAATCATAGAAAGAGAATACACATACTATTTCACATTGTTGTTTTGGTTTGTGTTGGGTGCAACTGTTGGAGCATCAGCGTATAAGGCTTACCTAATAGGTATGAGTATCTTATATGATGAACCGATAACTTATCTATGTAAAAACAACATGGTGTATGAACAGGCTGACCCAGTCAGCACTGTTTATATCAAGACAGACAAAGAATGTATAGAGGGGAACATATAATGTTAGAGAGAGTTAAATACAAAAGATTGATAGAGTTAGCAAGTGAGAAACCATATAGAGGTAGGGTTGGAAACTACTGGGGTTGGGATTCTCGTAGGTATGGATACAAAGATTTTTATGTATCAGATATTACACCATCAGGTGAGCCTGTGTTTACACTAAGGTTTTATCAAACTGACTTAGTATCTATATACCCTGATGACACTGCTATATTTCGTAAAGATTATTACCATCAAGGTGAAACTACTGTAATGTCAGGTATGTGCGATACTATAATGCTCGACGATGGAAAGACGCAGTTATCATACTTTGGTAACAGTAAAAGACATGGTGGTTATACTCATCAACTATGGACAAGAAATGTTAATGACCGATGGTTTAAAAAGACAAGTCAAACATTGTTAGTCAAAGGTATACGCTATGATGTTAATACAAACAAAGCAGTAGATAAGTTTCAGATTGTGTATCGCAAGAAAGATAGAAAGAGAATTAAGGATATTAGGTCTCAGCTAGACTCATACTACAATCAAGCTAAGGCATGGTTTACTAGTATGTCGTATGATAATTTCTTAGAAGAAAGAGACAAACTATCTGGTGTGTATATGAAAGAAGATGTTAAGTCTCTGTTGGCGGGAGATGTCGTCAAGGCATTTATGGTAGCGGGTATGAAACATACATCATACTATTACAGAACTAACTGGGGTAAAGAGCAAGAAATTCCACAAGATGTAATAGATGAGATGAAGAAGGGTATGAATGAAGAACTATATTATATCAATGATGCTATGCTAGAAGATGTTATAGATGGTATCAATGATAAACACAAAACAAGCAATCGTGATATTGAAATTAGAAAGGGATAATAATGAATAACTTTATTAAAAAATATGAGAGCATCTTACACCCAGTTATGTATGATGAACGTGATGAGATTATATCTCACATGATAGGTAACAAAGCGTTTATGTTAGCTGAAGAACTTAACGCTAAATATAAACATAAGGTTATGGGGTATATACCTATTAAACATTCTTGGGGTAATGATAATCCTTCGATAGATTATGAAGAAGGTACTAACACACAATATCGTGCGATAGTGATGGAAGCGGAGAACAATTTACCATCATATTTTATATATTATCATGATGACGAAGGTGTATGGGGTATATGTTCGCCTAAGAATATTAAAGAACGAGGTAGTAGACATGTAACTACTAGTAAAAAACTATCGTCAATAATGAAAGCAATTAAAGATAGGGAAGCAATACCTAAGAATATCAATGTTGATATATTTAATATGAACGATGGATATACTATAAATAGAACCTATGTTAAACATGTTGCAGACATAGATAGTATGATGAGTAATCTAAACCATATAAATCTACGAGGTAGTGTGTTAGGTGTATTATTACAAAAGGCTCTTGGTCGTGATGTTGATATATCAGGACAAGTAGAAAAAACTGCACGAGAAACACTTGACAATATATTACAAAAAGAGCAAGATATTGAGTCAGGCATAACAGATAAGTTATCTGTGTTCGATAAACCTGTAAAAGTGTTAGGGTATGTTCCCGCTACAAATACATATTATCAGTATGATATGAAGATTGATGACGCAGTAAAAGGAAATGAGGCAAAGCTACACAGGACGTCTCCGATAGAAGTTTCTAACACGATGGAAAAGTTATCGAGCTTTGATAAACTTAGCGGTTTGCTTACAATGTGGAAAGTCACCTTACCTGAGGTTTTAGATAAACGAGGATTCAAGGTAGTATCAGATTACTTCGTTAAAGAAAGTTGGGGTGACTCTATGTATTACTCAGAAGGTTTAGGAATTATTACTCATGGTCACGAGCGAGGTTGTTTAGCTTACCTTGAGTTAGCTTTCTTGAATCTAGAATAGGATTATATGATTTACGATGGTTTGGAACCTGAACCACACCCAAATTTAATAACTTACTTTCAAGTTCCCATACGGCATACAGATGATGGTGAGTATGTCGTATACCTTTTAAAAAACTTTAAGAGGGTGTTCACATCGGACACCCTTCCTTCCTACATAAAATCTAAACTAACTTTCGCAAACGCATTATATATACATAAAATATCTGATGATGATGTAGAGCCTTACCACTTTTTTATATTCAATGAGAATGGTGAGGAAGAAACTGCGTGGAGAGTTTCTGATAGTAATTACACAGTTGTATTACCTGTTGATAAATTAATAGAGTTAGTGGGTTTAACTGACGAGAAAACCCGCCAAGCAAATTATGACACCCGAAAAAAAAGTTAAAGACAAAGTTAGAAAAATATTAGATAAGATAGGTTGTTATCACTTCATGCCCGCAACGGGTGGATATGGTGCTAGTGGAGTTCCTGACATAGTTGCGTGTTACAAAGGAAAGTTCATTGGCATTGAGTGTAAAGCAAACGGAAACAAACCCACTAAGTTACAGATGAAACATTTAATTGACATCACAGAGGCTGGAGGTATAGCGGTTGTCATTGATGAAACTAATATATCATGCTTAGAACTTCTTATAACCGATAAACAAACATTTAATTTAGGAGAGTAATATGTCAGAAGTAGATATGGTAAACCACCCCCCACATTATAAAAAAGGAATTGAGACTATAAAAATAATACGCTCAAAATTAACTATGGAAGAATACATAGGATATTTGCGTGGCACAATTATTAAATATATCACACGTCTAGGATATAAAGGACATGACGAAGATATGATTAATGATGTAGGTAAAATAATATGGTATGCTAAAGAACTTGAAGATTATTTAAAGGAGAAAAGTCATGAGTGACGATATTTTTATGAGAGTAAAAAGACTTCTTGAGAACCATGTTGAAGTCTTAAATAAACATAGCATAGGCGATGAACATGCTGATGAAGCACAAGCTATCATTGATGAGTTAAATGTTTTAATTAAAAACAAAGCATTTATTGAACACCTTGAAGAAGAGATTGAAGAAGAGGAACGCAAGATGGTTAGTGATGACATCGCTCAAGAAATTCTTAATGGAAAGTTCTGCGTTGGTGGGAACTGTGAAGACTAGGAACTGGTATCTTATTTAGCGAGAGGGCTAAGTATCGTCGAGATTGCTTTAACGAAAGGACTAAAAATGAAAAAATATGTAACAAAAAATAAAGTAGAGTATACACACGCTGAATTAAAAAGTCATATATTAAACAACATCTTATCTTATGACTCGCCCAAAACCCTATACCAAATATGGTATGGAGTCAATATTGACAAAAAGTTTGTAGAGCCCATAATTAAAGAACTGCTTGATGATGGTAGGGTGGTTCAAACACAAATGTCAAAAAGAGAGGGGTTTATAAGAGTTGATGTATGCCTCTTACAAGAATTACTTAGACCAAAGTCAATACTAAAAAACTTTAAGATAAAAGGTAGGAAGGTTCATAAACTAGGTTATAAGTAGGAGATGAGTATGTCACATTATCCACAAAGATTTATTGTAGTTGATTATAATGGAGAGCCACTAAGAAAGTTTAGGTCAAAACATGACGCTGAGTGGTTTACAGAAACAAGACCGGAGTGTAAGATAGTTGAATTACCTAAACCTAAGACTGAAACTAGGTCAGAACAAATGAGTAGATTATTAAGAGAATATGGCGAGTGTTTGATGTAATGAGTGACGAAATTGATATAGCTAATGAACAAGTACAAAAGGCTCTCGAAGCAACAATGAGAACTATAAATACTGAAGTAAAAGAAAATGATACTGGAGAATGTCTTTGGTGCGGGGAAAAGGTTAAAGACAAAAGAAGATGGTGTAGTGCGGAGTGTCGTGATGAACAAGAAAGGTTCGGTTAGTCCATGTACAGATATATGTCGGTACGAAGAAATAGAGGGTGAGCCGAGATGTATCAGTTGCTTTCGCACTTACGAAGATTTATCAAATTGGTTTTATATGTCAGATGAAAGTAGACGAGAAAGAATTAAACAGATTAAGAAAGATAGGAGAGACTATGAACGTAAGCAAACGAACAATAAAGATATGGGAAAAGAATCTTAAACAAGGTTATCGTTTTTTCCAACCTCATAATGCAATACAGTTAACACCACGAACAGAGCGAGAAGCAAATGCCAATCAAAACTTATGGAAACAAATGCGTGAAGTGCAAAAACCCCGCTAAATACTACGACCAAAAAAAGTGGTGGTGTGGGTTTACATTTGAAGGACACGGATACTGCAAAGCAGAGAAAGATAAGAAGTAATGGATATAGTAACGCTCGACTTCGAGACGTTTTATGATACAGGGTTTAGTCTATCTAGATTAACAACAGAAGAATATATAAAAGATGAACAATTCCAAGTTATTGGGTTTGCAATCAAAATAAATAATCAATCTGTTAGTTGGCATACTGGTTCGCACGAAGAACTAAAAGAGGTGTTAGCTAATATTAACTGGAAAGAATCAATGTTGCTTTGTCATAACACAATGTTTGATGGAGCAATTCTAAAGTGGATATTCGACCAAACTCCCTTCGCATACTTGGATACATTGTCTATGGCTCGTGCTATACATGGTATCAATGCGGGCGGTTCTCTCAAGGCTCTCGCTGAAAGATATAACTTAGGACAGAAAGGTACAGAGGTTCTGGACGCTAAGGGTAAACGACTAGAAGACTTTGCAGACCACGAACTACGAGACTACGGAGCATATTGTAGAAACGACGTAGACTTAACACACAAACTATTTATAACCTTGTCGCATGACTTTCCCCTAGAAGAATTAAAACTGATAGACATCACACTACGCATGTTTATAGAACCAACGCTAAGACTTGATGATGGACTGTTGGTGACTAGACTTGAAGAAGTAAAAGAAGAAAAGAATAATCTACTAGCTGGTCTTATGAAAAGATTAGAGTGTGAGACAGAAGAAGATGTTAGAAAGAAATTAGCAAGTAATAAACAGTTTGCTGAGTTATTACTAGAACTAGGAGTTGAACCACCATTAAAGATTAGTCCAACCACAGGCAAGGAAACCTACGCATTAGCAAAGAATGATGTAGGGTTTATTGAGTTGACTGAACACGAAGACTCATTCATACAAGAACTATGTGCAGTTAGATTAGGGACTAAGTCTACAATCGAAGAGTCAAGAATAGAGAGATTCTTAGATATTGCATTTCGTAACGAGGGCCTATTACCTATTCCACTTAAATACTATGGTGCCCACACAGGTAGATGGGCGGGACTAGATAAGGTTAACTTCCAAAACTTACCAAGCCGTGATGTAAAAAAGAAAGCATTGAAGAACGCAATTTTACCACCAAAAGGTCATGTGATTATGAACGTAGACTCATCACAGATTGAGGCTAGGATACTTGTATGGCTAGCGGGACAAGAAGATGTTGTTCAACAGTTTAGAAACCACGAAGATGTATACTCTAACTTTGCTAGTGTTGTTTATGGTAAGAAGATAGACAAAAGAAATAAGACTGAAAGGTTTGTTGGTAAGACTTGTACACTAGGATTAGGATATGGAACAGGGTGGCAAAAACTACAACATACACTTGAAACATCTCCGCCAGGTGCTAAACTATCCGATGATGAATGTAAAAACTTGGTTAGAGTTTATCGAGATGTTAACCATAAGGTTATAGATTTGTGGCGTGACTGTGACCAAGCATTAGCAGATATAGCATCATGGGGAGACAGAGAGCCATATTATTTAGGCAACCATAAGTGTGTGTTAGTTACATCAAAAGGGTTACGACTACCAAACGGACTATATATTTATTATCCTGAATTACATTGGGATACATCGGAACCTAAAGGTAGGTTCGTATATAAATCTCGTCGAGGAACCGTAGGAATATGGGGTGGTTCAGTAGTTGAGAATATAGTACAGGCATTAGCTAGGATTGTCATAGGTGAACAGATGATTAAGATTAATGAGAAGTATAAACCTGTGTTAACTGTACATGATGCTGTTGTTTGTACTGCACCCGAAGAAGAAAAAGAAAAAGCATTAAAATTTATCATGGACGAAATGTCTAAACCACCTGAATGGGGTAAAGACTTACCGATAGCATGTGAAGGAGACTTCGGAGAGAACTATGGGGAATGCTAAATTTACTGTGCACGAACTAAACTACAATAAAGATAAAGTTGTAGATAATGTATTTAAATTAAAAGACATGTGGGTTTCTCGTTCTGATGATATTCCTTTTTATACATTAGGTAGAAGTGCATACTTAGATGGTAAGACTCCTGAGTATAAGAAAGCACAAAAGAATATAAACAAACTTTTGTATAATAACTTTGAAGAACTATATAACTGTGTATTACATGAATTAGAAGATAAGTTAAATGAAAAGATATATTTACCAAAAGACTTATGTTATCCAGGCTTTCACATTTTTATGTCAGATAAAAGTTTATTAACTATTGCAGGTAATTGGCATGAAGACTATCCTCATAAAACATTAGGTATCGGGGAAGAAAACACAAGTACTTTTACTGTTCCTATATTATTACCTGAGTCAGGAGGAGGCATAGATTGTATGATAAATAGTATGCCTATCCATGTTGGGTATAAAGAAAATGAAATGTTATGGCATGATGGCACTACTCTACACCGAATAGCAGGATTAAAAGAGTATAAACCTAATGAATATAGAATAACACTACAAGGACATTTAGTTAAACGTAATAATAGAATGGAGGTGTTTTGGTAATGAGTGATGGCGGAAAAGGTAGTAAACAAAGACCAACAGATAAGAAAAAATTTGATGAGAATTATGACAAAATTTTTGGTAATAAAAAAGGAAAGGAAAAGAAATGAGATTTGATGATAATTATTTTAATAGATACGGAACTAAAAAATGGCAAAAATAGTTAGAAGTGAGAAAGCCCATGAGGTTTTACATAAACGAACATCACAAGGTGGACGTAAACCAAAGACAAGCACCATGAATAAAAATAAAAAGTCTTGCTTTAAAAAGTATAGAGGTCAAGGCAGATAATGACTGCCATGCGTAATTCAAATGCTAAGCATATAGACTTCGGTTTTATGCAAGGTATATTTCCAAACCCAAGAGAACTACCCGTTAACATAGATATGATAATGGAGAAGAATAATAAATTTATTATAGGGGAATGGAAAAAACCTAGTGAAAAAATATCATTGGGACAAGAAATAATGTTAAAAAATCTTGCTAAAAGAGATAATATTATAGTATTAATTATAGAAGGTAATTCTGATGATGAAGAATGCTATGTAAATAAAGTTGAACAATTACATACAGACGGAAGCAGAGAATTATTAGGTGAAGGTAAACAGTTTTTATTAGATTTATTTAGTGCTTGGCACAAACAAGCAAGAGGATAAGTATGGCAGATTTTACATGGTCTTTTTCTAGTCTCAAAGAATATATTAATTGCCCAAAGAAATATTATGAAATTCGTGTGGCAAAGAATTATGTATTCAAAGATACAGACGCAACAATATATGGTAAGGAAGTACACAAGGCACTAGAAGATTATGTAAGAGACGGAGTTGAGTTAGCTAAAAACTATCAAAGATTTAAACCATTAGTTGATGCACTAATAGAAATCCCAGGCGAGAAGTATTGCGAACATGAGATGGCATTAACATTTGATAAACAACCTTGTGATTTTGATTCAGATAGAAGATGGGTACGAGGTATAGCTGACTTACTTATAGTTGATGGTGAGTATGCTTTCATTGTTGATTATAAAACAGGAAGTAATAAATACCCTGACCCTAAACAGTTAAGACTCATGGCCCTTATGGTCTTTACACACTTCCCTGATGTACAAAAAATAAAATCAGCATTGTTATTTGTCATGCACAATTCTATCGTTGAAGAAACTTACCACCGAAGAGAAATGGATAAGTCCTGGTTACTATTTGAACAACCTTTAAAACGATTAGAAACTTCATATGATAACAATAAATGGCAAGCCAACCCAACACCTCTATGTAAATGGTGTCCTGTAACTACTTGTGAATTTAATAAAAGTTAAATGAATAAAAACTGTAAAGTATGTAATAAAAAATTTGATGTAAAAATACACAACAAAACATACTGTTCAATACAATGTAAAAAATATGCTTATAGAAGAAGGGTAAACGAAAAAAATAAAGGTGATTGGGAATGGTATTTTAAAGGTGTTATAAACAGCAGAGAAGATAGAAAAAATATTACACCTGAATTTCTTAAAACACTATTAGAAAAACAAGACTATAGATGTGCTTTATCAGGAGTAAAAATGACCTGTATAAAAGTTATAGGAGACTCTAAAACTGTATGGACAAACGCAAGTATAGATAGAATTATTCCTGAAAAAGGGTATAATGAAGACAACATACAACTAGTTTGTAGAGCAGTAAATTCATTTAGAAATTCTTTATCCGTAAAACAATATATTAAATGGTGTGAAAAGGTAGTAGATTATGCCGTACGTAAACAAGAAAAGACCATATAAAAAAGAATATGAACAACAAAAGAAACGTGGCGAACACAAGAATCGCATGGAACGCCAACGTGCACGTCGTAAACTTGACAAAAACGGTAAGGATTTAAATGGTAATGGTAAAGCAGATACGCGTGAAGGAAAAGATGTAGCACATAAGAAAGCTTTATCTAAAGGTGGTAAGAACTCTCACGGCGTGACTATACAGTCAAAATCAAAGAACCGTTCATTCAAACGGAACTCATCTGGTAAGCTTGTTTCTGAGACAAGTAAAAGAGAAAGAAAAAAATCCAAAAAATAACTTGACATATATTGTCAGCTAGTTTATATTATTAATGCTATATGAAAGGTAATATAAATTATGCAACTGATTGACAATACTGCTTTAAAGCTTACTCTGCCTGAGAAATTAATATCTCATATAACAGATAATATAGAAAAAAGCGAAGTAGTTGAGAGACGTGGAGACATAGTAGACATTATGGTTTACTGGGGACTTCATGAGATGACTAAACTAAATTCTTTAATTAGATTTAAAAACCCATTACCTTCCCCCATCACTAGAGATTATAATTGGCCTGGTTTATATAAACCTTTTGACCACCAACGAGTTACTGCTGAATTTCTAACTATAAATCCTAAATCATTTTGTTTTAATGAAGCCGGTACAGGTAAAACGTCGTCTGTATTATGGGCGGCTGATTACTTAATGAATCAAGGTGAAGTCAAACGCGTACTTATTATATGTCCTTTATCTATTATGTACTCAGCATGGCAAGCAGATATATTTAATACATGTATGCATAGAACATCAGCAGTGTGTCATGGAGTAGCTAATAAACGTAAGAAGATTATAAATGGCGAGTATGAATTTGTAATTATTAATTATGATGGTGTAAATATAGTTAGTGATGAAATTAAAAAAGGCGGATTCGATTTAATTGTAGTTGATGAAGCTAATGCTTATAAAACAATATCAACCAGTAGATGGAAAACTTTAAATAAAATATTAACTATTGATACAAGGCTATGGATGTTAACAGGAACGCCCGCATCTCAATCACCCATCGATGCATATGGATTAGCTAAATTAGTATGTCCTCATAGAGTTCCTAAGTTTACCAACGCATGGAGAGACAGAGTTATGTTTCAAATATCTAGGTTTAAATGGAATCCTAGAAACGACGCAAAGACTCATGTATTCAAAGCACTACAGCCAGCAATTAGATTTGCAAAAGACCAATGTCTAGACCTACCTGATGTTATGTATCAGACTAGAGAGATACCATTAACAGACCAAGCTAAACGATACTACAAAGAACTTAAAGACCAAATGTTAATTGAAGCGGCTGGCGAACAAGTTACATCAGTTAATGCGGCAGCTAACCTTAATAAGTTATTACAAATATCAGGCGGTGCGGTGTACACAGACAATAAAGAAGTTGTAGAGTTTGATGTTAAACCAAGACTAAATGAGTTAGTAGAAGTAATTAATGAAACAGAACATAAAGTATTAGTCTTTGTGCCATACCGTCACACGATACAATTAGTTAATAAGCATCTAGAAAAAAATAATATAACGACAGAATTAAT